CCGCGCCGTGCGCGTGGTCGAAAAATAGAAATCTGATCGGAAGCTGGACCGTGACGGAGACTTGATGGCCCGACGCGCCCCGAAATCAAGCAAAAAAGTGCCGGCGGACGCGAAAAACACGCGCCGGCCCGTCACGGGTCGGCCCGCGTGGCCGCTCGAGTGGCGCGATCCGGCCGCGATCCGGCCGTATCCCGAGAACCCGCGCGAGAATGCGGACGCGATCGCGGCGGTCGCGGCGTCCATCCAGGCCTTCGGGTTCCGCCAGCCGATTGTGGTCGACGCGGCCGGCGTCATCATCGTCGGCCACACCCGGTGGAAGGCCGCGCAGCAGCTCGGGCTCGCGCGCGTGCCGGTGCACATCGCGGCCGACCTGACACCCGCGCAGATTCGGACCTACCGGATTGCGGATAACAAGACGCACGAGTTGTCCGCGTGGAACCTGGATATCCTCGCGGGTGAGCTCCGCGCGCTCCCGGACGTCGACTGGCAGGCGCTCGGGTTCAGCGGCCCCGAGCTCGCCGCGCTGCTCGGGCTCGTCGAGCCGACTCCGAAACAGACGTCGGTGCAGTTCACGGCGCGCACGCATACCTGCCCGGCGTGCGGGCACGAGTTCTAAGGGGTTGGCGTGAGCGGCACGCGCAAGAGCGGGCGACGGCGCACGCCGACGGCGCAGAAGCAGTTGCATGGCGCGCGTATTCGTCACGATCCGAAGCGTGAACCGCAGGGAGCGGCAGGCATCCCGGCGATGCCCACATACCTCGCCGACGATGCACTCGCGGTCGCCGCCTGGGATCGCTTCGCGGCGACGCTCGTCGACCTCAAGGTCCTGACGACGGCGCACGCCCTGCCGCTGGCGCTGCTGGCCGAGACGACGGCGGATCTCGAGCGGATGCATGAGGAATGGCGGCTCATGGGCCGGAAGTCGGTGCTCCTCACGGAATGGAAGGATACCGAGGGCGTGACGCGGCATCGGGTGATCGCGAACCCGCTCGTGCGGCAGTATCGCGCGGCGCGCGTGCTCGCCCTCCAGCTCGCCGCGGAGTTCGGCCTCACGCCGGCGACGGCCAGCAAGGTCCTGACGCATGACGGCGAGACCGACCCGGAATTCGACGCGTTCCTCCGTGGCCCGACGGTCATCCCGTTCGCGCGGCCGAAGAAACCCACCCGCTGATCCGGTCACGGCCTACGCCCGCGCCATCGTCGCGCTGCCGCCCGCGAAGGTCGCGACCGGCATCCGCCTCGCCTGCGCGCGGCATCTCGCCGACCTCGCGGACGCGCCGGCCCGCGGGTACACCTGGTCGCCCGCGGCCGCCCGCTGGGCGGTCGGGTTCTTCCGGTTCCTGCATCACTGGAAAGGACGCTGGGCCGGGCAGCCGTTCGCGCTGCGCCCCTTCCAGGTCTTCATCGTCGGGTCGCTCTGGGGCTGGCGCGATGCCCTCGGCCGCCGACGCTTTCGCAAGGCCTGGCTCGAGCTCACGCGTAAGCAAGGCAAGTCGACGCTCGCCGCGGGCCTCCTACTCCTCGCGACGTTCTTCTCGGGCGAGGCCGGCGCCGAGGGCTACTGCGTCGCGACCGCGCGGAAGCAGGCGCGGATCGTCTTCGAATGCGCGCGGCAGTTCGTGCTCCGATCGCGCGCGCTCGCCTCGCGCCTCTTCGCCGGCCAGCACGCCATCGCGCACGACGCGACGAGCTCGAAGATCGAAGCGATCAGCAAGGACACTCCCCAGCAGCACGGGCTCAACGCGTCGGTCGCGGTCATGGACGAAGCGCACGCGTACCGCACGAGCGAGCTGATGGACGTCGTCGAGACCTCGATGGGCGCGCGCGAGCAGCCGCTCGTGATCTACACGACGACCGCCGGCGTCGGCCAGGAGTCGATCGGCTGGCGGCTGCACGACTACAGCCTGAAGATGCTGCAGGGCCTGCTGCCGAATGACGACTCGTGGTTCGCGTTCATCGTCGGCGCCGATCCGACGGACGACTGGACGAAGCCCGCCACCTGGCGCAAGGCGAATCCGAATCTCGGCGTGTCGGTGTCGATTGAGTTCCTGCACGCCGAAGCCCGCAAGGCGCACGAGCTGCTAACGGCGCAAAACGCCTTCAAGCGGTTCTATCTGAATCTCTGGGTCGAGCAGGCCGAGCGCTGGCTCGACATCGTGCTGTGGGATCGCTCCAAGGCGGCGCCGCTGCCCTTCGGCCGGCGGGTCGTGTACGGCGGCCTCGACCTGGCGGCGACGCGCGACCTGACGTCGCTGGTCTGGATCGCGGAGGACGACGCCGGCATCATCGACGTCCAGTGTCGGTTCTGGATTCCCGAGGCGGTGCTCAACAAGCGCCGCGACGAAGTCGTGCAGGTCAGCTATCGCCAGTGGATCGCCGACGGCTGGCTGACGCTGCTGCCCGGCGACACGCTCGACTACGCGGCGATCCGCACGGCCGTCCTCGCGGATGCGCGGACGTGGGGCGTCGCCGAGCTCCGCTACGATCCCTGGAACGCGCAGCAGCTCGCCGGCGAGCTCGAGGCCGAAGGCGTCGTGATGGTGCCGGTCCGGCCCGGATATCCGACCCTACACGATCCGACCTCGGCACTCGGCGAGCGCGTCACGGCGGCGACGCTGCGCCACGGCGGGCATCCGGTCTTGCGCTGGAATGCGAGCAACATGGTGATCACGCGCGACCCGGATGGACGCATCAAGCCGGATCGGAAACGGGCGACGGAAAAAATCGACGGCGTGTACGCCCTGATCCTTGCGCTCGATGGGCTGAACCGCAGCCACGACACACGCTCGGCGTATGATGACCACGACCTCATGGTCATCGAGACTGCCTCGGAGGACGTGCCGTGGTCCTGACGTCATCGGTGGTCCTGGGCCTCGTCATTGGCGCCGCGAGCGTGAGCGCCGCGTGGCTCATCGTCCTCTGGCGGAACCGCCATCCTGCCCTCACCCAGCGCGTGCTCGTGAACATCGACGGCGAACCGGCCGGCCTGCGGGGGTTCGTGACACGCGTGCGCGGCGACTGGCTGGTGCTCGAGCAGGTCGAGGTGTGCCCGCCGAATGAGTCCGCGACGCGCGTTGATGGCGCGATCGTGCTCGAGCGCCGCCGCGTGCTCTTCATCCAGGTCCTGCCCGGCCAGGCCCGCACGCCATGACCCCGCCGAAACTCCCGCCGCCCCGGCCGACGATCCGCGGCTATCGCATGACGGAGTTGTGCGAGCGCGAGGGCATCGATCGGCGCACCGGCTGGCGCTGGGTCGAAAAAGGCGCGCTGAAGGTGTCGCGCCTCGGCCCACGCCTCGGCGTACGCGTGCAGTACCCTGACGACGACGAGCCCGACCCGTGACGGCGGGGCGGAACCGCTATTGTGCGAGGAGACTTTGACCGAGAGGACAGACGGAGGGGGACATGGCCACACGCACTGCCATTGAATGGACGGACGTCACCTGGAATCCCGTCGTCGGGTGCACGAAAGTGTCGCCAGGCTGTGATCGCTGCTACGCGGAGCGTGTCACCCGACGGTTCCCGACCGCCTTTCCTGGTGGCTTCGCCTTGCGTCTGCGTGAAGAAGCCATCGATCTACCCACGCATTGGCGCACCCCCCGCCGCGTCTTCGTCAATTCGATGTCGGACCTGTTTCACGCCGACGTGCCGAGCCTGTTTATCTCGCGCGTATTTGAGGTGATGGCGGCCTGTCCCCAACACATCTTCCAAGTGTTGACGAAGCGTGCCGAACGGTTGGTCCGTCTCGCGCCGCAGCTTCCCTGGCCCGACCACGTCTGGATGGGCGTGTCGATTGAGCATCGCGATTTTCTCTGGCGGCTCGACTACTTGCGCCGCGTGCCGGCGGCCGTCCGCTTCGTGTCGGCGGAGCCGTTGCTGGACGATCTCGGCGCGACCTCCGATATGACGTCGGGAATCGATTGGCTGATCGCGGGTGGTGAGAGTCAACCCGGCGCCCGACCCGCGGCGCTCGACTGGTTTCGCACCTTGCGCGATCAATGTCAGACGGCTGGGGTCCCGTACTTCCTGAAGCAACTGGGCGGGTATCCGCGAAAACGCGGCGGCGCGGACGCCGTTCTGGACGGTCAAACCTGGACTGAGTATCCGGTCGCGCGTGCTAAAACAACCGGCGCTCTCCGCGCGGGCTAATCGCGGCGATCTTCTCGAAGAACTCGGGGCCGAGAGGGTGTCGACTGGCCAAGAGCAATCGATACTGTTCGACGTTGCGGCTATTCCTCATGACGTCGAGACTCCGACCGATATGCGGATAGTCCAGGCTCCTCAGCCGGTCCTCGTAGAACTGGGTCAGGTCGGGGATTCGATCGCCAGGCCGAGCGGCGACTTGTCTCCAGTCGCGTGATCCAAAGAACCGATCAAGGCGTTGCCCTTCTCCCTCCTGCTGTAGCGCGTCGCGAAGGTTGCGCCGCAGGTCACCGACCTGAAAGGTGATCAAAAGGTCCATCCGTCGGTGCGCCGTCAGCTGCGCGAGCGTTTCGAACGGCACGTCGGCGCCGAGCATGTCGACGAACACGACGACGAGCGCGTTGGGCGGAACCAGGTGTCGGACCTTGGCGATGATCGCGGGGTCATTACAGTCGCCGGGGAGGATGGTCACCCGCGAGGAGGTTGGGACCTTCTTGACGCGCGTGTCGAGCGCGTCCGCCAGGGCGGGATCCGCTTCGACAAAAACCACATCGGTCCACGCCGGGTGGGTCTGTAACGCGATCAAGGGCGAGCCATCGAATTCATGACCAGACTGGAGGATGCAGCGGCCGGGCCCGGCGAGCAAGTCAACGACCGCTCGCATCGGCCATTTCCCTTTCATGCTCCTGGCGACGACGTTCAGATACCTCTCGAAGTACGTCAGCTTCTCTTCCGCATAGGGTTGCGAGGGACGGGCGGGCAGACCATCGGCGGCAACAAGGCGCATCGGCATAGAGAACGAGACTCGTCCGTGCTTATCGGCGCCGCGCCGGGCGCGCGATATGTCGGGCCCGCCTGAAGGAGCGACCCCCGAAGTTCAGGCGGCGCAGATGCCGATGGGTTTCGAGGAGGCATGCAGGGACATCAAGGGGCATCCGGTCCGGTGAGCTCTTGTGATCGCCGGCGGCGCGTGGTCTCGTCGCGGCCATGCCTGCCAGGAAGGCGCCGACAGGGATGCGCCGGATCCCGAATCGGCGGCGGCCGCGGTAAGCCGTGGCCGTCATCTTCACCGACAACGCGATTCGAGCCATCCGCGGCGCCGCCGCTGGCGCGCCCGAATGGTCGCCGCCGGCGCATGAGGCGCTGTGGCTGCGCGGCGGGCAGTCGCTGTCCTACCGCGCGACACCGTCGCTCCGTACCGTCGTCGACCTCCTCGCCCGCAACACCGCGCAACTCGGCCTGCATCTCTACGATCGGCTCGACGATGACAGCCGCACGCGCGATCGCACCTCGCCGCTCGCCCGCCTGATCGAGAAGCCGAACCCGGCGTACTCCCGCTTCGACCTCGTCCTGCGCACGGTCCTCGCGCTGGGGATCTACGGGGAAACGTTCTGGTGGAAAGAGGGCCCCGTCGGCGCCCGCACCGCGCTCTGGTACGTGTCGCCGGCGAAGCTGCAGGCGCTGTTGCACGGTGGTCTGGATCCGATCGGGCGCCCGATGGTCGCCGCGAACTTCGTGCGGATCTGGTGGCCGGATCCTGACGACGACTTCCAGGCCTGCCCGCTCCTCGAGACGCTGCGCGCGCTGCTGCAGGAAGACCGCGAAGCGGCGCGGCATCGCATCAGCCTACTGCGCTCCGGGGCGCGCTGGCAGGGCGTGGTCGAGCGGCCGGCGGGCGCGCCGCGGTGGGAAGACCCGCAGCGCGATCGCTTCCGCGACCAGCTCGAACAGCGGTTCGGCGGGCCGGCCGGGAGCGGCAAGGTCGTCGTGTTTGAAGACGGCATGACCTACAAGCCGGTCTCCTGGTCGCCGGTGGAGACCGAGTCGAGTGTCATGCGGAAGGCGAACGCGGAGGACATCACGCGCAGCTACCAGGTGCCGCTGCCGATGGCCGGCATCCTCGATCACGCGACGTTCTCGAACGTCCGCGAGCAGCACAAGCACCTCTATCAGGACACGTTGGGCCCGCTGAATGCGCAGATCGAAGCCGCGCTGAACCTGCAGCTGCTCGACGAGTACGAGCGCTTCGATCGCAGCTACTTCGAGTTCAACGTCAACGACAAGCTGCAGGGATCGTTCGAGGAGCAGAGCGCCTCGCTCGGCCGCGCCACGGGCCGGCCGTGGATGACCGTGAACGAGGCGCGTGCGCGGATGAACATGCCGGGCATCGCGGGCGGCGACGCGCTCGCGCCGCAGCCCGGATCGGGCACACCCTCGCCGCCGCATGCGCCCAGCGACGAGCCCATCGAGGAACCCGCGGGCGCGGTCCACTGAGATGTTGACGCCCGACGTCTCGCTCCCGCCGATCCTCCTCAACGTCACGGATCCGGCTGCGGCCATCCGCGCGCGTCGTCGCGAGGCCTTCGCGGCCGTCGTGACCGCGCTCGTGCCGGCCCTGCGCGGCTGGTCGCCGACGGCATCGGCCGACCTCCCGCCCGAGATCCTCTGGCGCGCCGCCCGCGCCAGCTGGGCCACGACGCCGCCGGTGACCGCGACTGGCCTGTTGCCGCCCAGTCCGCCGGCCGGCTTCCGCACGACGCTCAGCGACGTGCTGGTCGAGATCCCCGCGACCGGGCTGCTGCGGGTGCCGTCGTTCACGCCGCCCGCGACGCCCGGCGCACCGCACGCCGAGGGCGCCGCGAAGACCGAGGCCGTCCTGGCCTTCGGTCCAGGCAGCGACCAGCCCCTGCGATCGGTCGCGACGACGGTGGCCGTGACCGACGAGCTGCTCGAGGACGCGCCGCAATTCGCCGCCTGGCTCGATCGGTACCTCGAGTTCCTGGTCGCGCTCGGCGAGGAACGGCAGCTGCTTCTCGGCAACGGCG